AGCTTTGCAGGTTATCCTTTGGCTCAGGTCGAAGATATGCCTGACATCGCAGCTAACTCTTACTCAATCGCATTCGGTGACTTTAAACAGTTTTACCTGATTGTTGATCGTGTGGGTGTTTCGCTTCTCCGCGATCCATACACCAACAAGCCTTACGTGAACTTCTACACCCGCAAGCGCGTTGGTGGTGCCATCCAGAATTTTGAAGCGGCAAAGCTGCTTAAGTTCTCGGCTTCTTAATTGAAAGACAGGGCGCGGTTTAGATCGCGCCTTTTTTCTTTTCCCTCATCATTTTTACGAAAGGAGTCGCTATCATGCGCTCAATCGGTTCTCTTGTGACGCCTAAGCGTCTTATCGGGGAGGCAACTGTTACGGCTTCCCCATCCTCAGTTACTATTGACCGTGGCAGCACGAACAATAACCTATACGAAGCTATTGAATTAGCTATGTATGTTGGTGCAGGTGGTATTACGTTTACCAGCACAAACTACATTGCTTTGAAGCTCGAGGATTCGGACGATAACTCAACATTCACGGCGGTCACGTCTTCGTCTTCGGTTCTGCAATATACAACTAATGCCAATATCACTTTTAGCCAATCGCCTGATTCCAACGGTTTTGTCCGTTTGATCGCTTCGGCTAAGGCTTCGGCTGATACCGATCCTTTTTCAGTCGGATACGTGGGTGGCAAGCGTTACCTTCGCGTGACGATTGTATTCGGTGGTACGCACTCAACGGGTACAAACGTCGGCCTTTGGGCTGTTCTTGGCTTACCTCAGAGCTTACCAGCTGCTTAATGATTGATACTGACGGGCGCATATTCCGTGCGCCCGTTCAACCCTTCTAAAAGGTTTACCTATGGCACTCATGCGAATGATCCGCGATTTTATGATCGCGCCTAACGGTTACGACAGCGCCCTTTACCTCAAAGGCCAAGAAATCGAAGTAACAAACGATTTGGCTATTGAGCTTGAATTGTCGCACATTGCGGTTCCGGCCGAAGCATCGGCAAAAGACGAAAAAGAGGCTTTGTCTGCTCTTGCAGAGGTTCAAGCTAAAGAACTTGCCGATATTGCAGAGTTTAACGCTGCTTCCGCTCCAGCTATGCTTCGTGGCGCTTAATCATGCGTTACCGTCTGGTCACTGACGCTACAAGCGAGCCGGTAACACTGACGGAAGCGAAAGACTATTGCCGCATTGATGATGCAAATTCCGATGTTCGGATCACATCGTTAATCAGTGCGGCAAGACGTAATATTGAGAATGAAACTGGCCTTGCGTTGTTAACCCAAACGTGGGTCGGCGTTCTTGATCGTTACCCCGACACGCCTGCACCTGATTATAAGCGGGGTTTAACTGGTGGGTATTCCAACGGCTTTGCTAATCAAAGCTCATGGTGGGACGGAATGCGTCAAGGCGCCGTTTCAATGTTTGGAAGCGTCGGCATGATTGAAATTGGCAAGCGCCCGTTTCAATCGGTGGATTCCATTAAAATCCGTGGAATTGACACGACGTTTTCAACCGTCAGTTCGTCCTCTTATTATGTCGAAACGTCTGGCCTTCAGGGTCGGATCGGTAGAGTGCCAGGCGCATCGTGGGATATTCAAGGTGTTGCATTAGACGGGATTGAAATTCAATTTAAATGTGGGTATGGCGATGCCGCGTCAGCGGTGCCGGACGATTTAAAGCTGGCTATCCAAATGCTAGTGCTTCATTGGTATGAAAGCCGAGAAGCTGTCACCGATGGGCGTTTCGGCCTTACATCGAGGCATTTAGCGTCAATCCTTCAACCTTATAAAGCGTTGAGATTAAGATGACGGCGCCTGTTCGAATCGGTGATTTACGGGAAACGATCGTTATTCAGTCAGCGACCACGGCTATTGGCACATTCGGTAACATAGTAAATACGCTTTCAACTTTTGCCACAGTTTCTGCAATGGTGGTGGAAAAGCGAACAAGTGAAATATTCATCGCGGAGCGTATGTCTGCAAACGCTACTTACGCCATTACCATCCGATATTTAGAAGGTCTTTCGCCAAGTATGCAGGTTCAATGGCGCGGGAGACAATTAACAATTAAATCCATCAAGCGCTTGGATATTCTTAAAAAATTTCTATTAATCGAATGCGATGATATTAACCCAGACGCGGGCGCTACCTAATGGCAAGCATTAACGTACAAATTCAGGGGCTTGATAAAGTAGCTGCCGAATTTGATCAAACGCCAGACGAGGTAGGAGACGCCATGCGAGAGGGCATGGTGGCTGTCGCTCAGTTAATTCGGGGAAATGCTGTCAAGGCCATTCAGCGCGGGGCTAAGACAGGGCGGGTTTACAAAAAGTATAATCCTAACCGCGTTCATAGGGCATCGGCTCCCGGCGAGGCTCCGGCGTCTGACCTTGGGCATCTCGCGGGAAGCGTTCAAGCGGCACCCGGACAGGATTCGGGCGATGGGTTTGTGATCCTGTTCGGATCGGATGGATTATCGGTTGATCTTATAGCGCGCGCGGAATATGCGGGCTATTTAGAATACGGCACAAGCAAAATGGCACCTCGTCCATTTATGCAGCCGACGGTTGACGCGTTCCGCGATCAAGCGGGACAAATCATAGCAGACACGATGAGGGCGCTTTTAAAACGGTGACAAAAAAATCAATTTCCATACCGCCGGTTAAGGCGTGGCTAGATCCAGTGACACGGGAAGCCGTTGTCATGCTCGGAGATGTGGAAATTATCCGTGATAAACTTGACGACCTTGAGTGGGAACGGAAAAAGCGCAAAGGCTGGAAGGTGAAATACAATGTCAAGCCTTGATGCCTCAATGACGCTTATGGCGGCTATACGTTCTTATCTGAATTCAGATGCTACGTTAAAAACCATTATGCCAGACGTTTCGGTTGGTGGCGTAACGGTTCCGTCAATCTTTGATTATCCATACCCTCAAGCAACTACGCCTTATATCACTTTAAACGATGTCTCATCGTCTGATTGGTCAACGGCCAGCAATCTAGGACAAGAGTTTAGGCTTCGATTGTCGTTTTGGGATAATCTCAGCACCAATATTCCAGAAACGCTTCGCATTCGTAAAATGCAAGAGCGCACGTATCAGCTGTTGCATTATACCACAAGTATCACGTTGGCTTCACCTTATAGCCTAACGCTTATGAGAATTTTAAATTCTGCACCGCCTAAAACACAAGGCGATGGATCAACGCTTTACGCCTATCACACGATACAGGCATTGATCGATCATACCTAATTCAGCGCCGCCCGGCCTGATCTAACCGCCGCCCTTCGATGCGGCTTTTTTTATGCCGAAAGGAACAGTACCATGGCCGCAGTAGCAGGCAATAACATGGCGCTCTCAATCTTAATTAACGGTACGTACACCGTGATTGCTGGGTTGCAAGCGCGCTCTTTTAAGATTGACGAAACAAACGTCGATGTAACAACCGTCGATTCCACAAGCCGTTGGCAAGAAATGCTCCCCGGCGCTGGCGTTCGAAAATTGGAAATTGACGCATCTGGTATTTGGCAACGTGATGCTGGAACTAAAACAGTTGTCAATACCATGTTGGCAGGCTCATTGATTACCGCTCGCATCGCATGGCCGAACGGTGGCGTTCAATTCGACGCTTCCTTTTTGGTAGACAATTTCAGTTGGGATACGCCCTATGATAATGCCGGAAAGTTCTCTCTGAAACTCAGCTCATCGGGCGCCGTGACGCTCACTTTCTCGTAATAACTTAAAAGGATTAGTGCCATGGGATCGTATACCCCTATTTCGATTGTTCCGACGGGCCTTGCTCCAAGCTATAACTCGGTTGCCCTTGCGGATACATTCGCTAGCCCTCAAGATCAGTTGACTTTCCTTCATGTCAAAAATGGCAGCGGATCGGCTGTTACCGTGACGATTGCACCATATCTTACCTCGGTTCCAAACGGTTTGGCTGGTACGCAAACGGTGTCTTCGTTGTCGGTTTCTGTTCCAGCTTCGGGCGATCGTATGATCGGACCTTTTGCACCAGCGTTTATTGATGCAAGCGGCAACGTGAACGTCTCCTATTCGTCGATTACCTCGGTCACGGCAGCGGCCATTCGTATGCCGCGTGTGGCTTAATAAGGAGCTTACCTAATGGCTAATTCAATCAGCGGTGAATTCGATCTTATAATCGGTGATATCAAATATGCGGTTAAAGTGACTTTGGATACTTTGGCTAAATTAGAAGATGAGTTTGAAACTGATTTTACGTCGATTTTTCCCCGTCTGGGAACCATGATGGGAATTCGCAAAGCATTGCCAATTATCCTGGAGGCAAACGGTCATACAGTGGATCATGCGGTGATCGGTGCGATGGCACCTAAAGATGCTTTGGTGGCTTCGAATTCAATCTTGACGGGTTCGGGATTATACGACGAGCGGCCTAGCGAGGGCGCGACAAACGATACCCCTTTAGCCGAACCGAACGCTGGCGTCTCTGGATGAAAATAGGGTTGGGGCATTTAAACCATGCTCCAGCCGTTTTCTGGTCTATGACACCTCGAGAATTTTTTGCCGCGATCGATGGATATGTTGAGCGCAAGGGTGGCGGCAAACGCAAAAATGATCTGACTCATGAATCGGTTGATGAGTTGATGCAATACGTCGATTCCGAAGGCAATTTGCTTTCTACGATTAAAAACGAATAGGTAAGCTGACATGGCTGAATTAGACCCGCTTGTCGTTAAAATCCGTGCGGATATGGCGGATTTTGCTTCACAGATGAACGGCGTTAAAGCGTCAATGGTCGATATGCAGTCAAAGCTAAAATCAGCAACCGATGGCATGACGGCAGGCTTTAAATCGACGACAAAGGAGCTTGAGAACCATACGAAGGCAATGGGCCTAAACCGCATGCAGATGATGGAATTGACGCACGCGGGGCGTGCTATGGCAGAAATGCTATTGGCTGGGCAAACTCCCATGAGGGCGCTCATGATTGAAGCCCCGC